TAGATATGGGAAATTTCAATATGGAATTTCCTAGCAATGTTTATATTCATGAGAATCCAAATTTTGAAGACTCTTTAGACGTTTTACTAAAGTCTAAATACGGTATTTTTACATGTAATGGCCCAAGTCATGTAGCTTATCAAATAGGAATACCTAGATTAATTTTAGATCCTCAGTTTAATAAGTTGCCTTGGATTACTAGATGGAAAGAAGACTATGAAGAATGTATTGATATAAATGAAAATATTACCGATATTACTAATTTAGTTTTTGAAAATATAAAATTTCCCGAAACTTTATTAATGGATAGAAAAATTACTTTAAATCAAATAAAAAATAAAAACAACTTCTGGAAGTATACATTATACCATAAATTTTAAATGGAGAAAAAAATTTTAGTTTTTTCATACCACAATGAAGAATGCCATTATGGACCTAGTTTTAAAGCAATAGGAGAATTGACACGTTCATCAAAAGAAGAATACTGCCAAACTCACGGTTACGATTTTTACTTAAAGGATAACAATTTTGATTATTCCAAGAGAAAAGGATATGAAAGGTGGGATATCTTTTTGGAAAAAATTAATGATTATGATTGGTTATGGTATATTGAAGCAGACTTAATGATTATGAATCATACTATTCGTCTAGAAAATTTAATAGATGAAAAATATGATATGATTATTGGTCAAAATCCCCACAACAAAGAAATCAAAGAAATTAACAACGGTTCTATTTTATTAAAAAACTCAAACTGGTCATTATCGTTTTTAAAACACATAGATTCTTTAACGCAGTATTATTATCATTCTTGGGGAACTCAACAAGCAATCATCGATTATATTAATATAACTCATGCGGAAGAAGCTGAAAAACATATTAAGATAGTTCCCTTAAGATATTTTAATAGTTATTATCATCAGTGGCATCCAGAAGATAATTTCCAGATAGGAGATTTTGTTTTACATGCCGCTGGATCATCTAATGATTATAGATTTAATCTTTTTAATGAAGTCAAGCAATATATTATTAAAGCGCCGCAAGTAAATATTAAAACACAACCTTTTTTATAAAATGAAAAATTTAAAAAATCAAATTAATTTTCTAGAGTCTATTTACGGAAAAGAACCTTTTAAAGGAGCAGGAATAGATATAGCTCATGCTATGTTATTATTTGGAGTTTTGCTATCCCAAAAACCAAAAAATATATTAGAATTAGGAATAGGAACTGGAGTCGTATCGGAAACGATATTGAATGCCATGAAGTATAATTCCACGGATTACAAATATGATGCGCTAGATAATTGTTTTCTTATTTCAGATTGGGTTTCGGGAGCATGGGATAGAGCAGGTGGATATCCTACAAGAAATTACATAAATAGATTAAAAAATGAAAATGTAAATCTTATTGGCGATGACGAAGGTAATTATGTGCGAAATTGTGAATCAAATAAATATGATTTAATAATAAGCGACGCAGATCATACTTATGCTGGAGAACGGGCTGAACACATTTTTAGAATTTGTAAACCAAACGGTATTATATTTTTCCACGATATTTGTTGTAAAGAATATGTAAGTTTACATAAATACATAGAATACGTAAATAAAAATTCAATTCCTCACTATATTTTTAATCAGAGTTCAAGAAATGATGAAATCTGTCATAGAGGGTGGTTAATGGTAATAAATCAAAAAAATTAAAATGAAAATATTTGAAATAGGAGTAGGTAATCCGTCGATTTGCAGAACAGCAAATGAATTAAATAACGAGTGTTATTTATTCGAAGCAAACCCTTATCTTTATAAACAACTCATTGAAGTTTATGGAAATAGATCGAACTTTCATATTTATAATATAGCAATTGCAGATTATGATGGAGAAATAGAATTTTTATGCAATGGAGATTCTTCTTTTATTGGAAACGTAAAGTCTCCAGCAAGTCGTGGGCCGAAAGAATATCTAGATTCTTTCGAAAAAATAAAAGTGCCATGCAAAACAATTTCTAACTTTGAAAATGATACTCCGATAGATGTTTTACTTTTAGATATGGAAGGTTCTGAATGGTTTGTACTAAAACATCTGAAAGACAGACCAAAATTAATTGTTATTGAAATGCAAAACAACGACAAGACGTATAAAAATCCATTTTATAATGAAATTCTTAACTGGATGCAAAGCAATCGTTACTTGTTAAAAGGCACAAATCAAATAGAAGAAGATTGGTTCTTTGAAAGAACTTATTAATTAAATGATTATTTTAGGAGGAAATCAAGGTCAAAGAGGAGATCTAATTATTGGGACCGTACTTGCTAGAGCCATCAAACAAAAATTTCCCAACAGTACATATATATTAGGAATTAATAAAAAATATTATGACATGGTTCCAATTTTTAAAAATCATCCCTTTATTGATTATACTATAGAATGGGATGGATATGATGAATGGCCGACTAATATTGATATAGAAACCGTATCTAAAATAAATCCTGATATTCTGCTACATCCGATGCCTCAACATCCAAATAACCATTGTTGGTATAATTTGGTAAATCACTTAACTGAATCGACTTGCATAATGAATGGTTTTACTCCTCCACAAAATTTAAATTGTTATTTAAATAAATATTTCGATACGTATTCTGAATATAATAAAACCATTTGCATTTCTCCATTTACCGCTTGGCAAAATAAAAATATTTCTATCAACAAATGGAAAGAAATTATAAAACTAGTAAAGAATAATGGATTTGAAGTTATTCAATTGGGTCCACCAGAAGAAGAATGGATAGAAGGAGCAAAGAAAATTTCGTGCTCTTACTTTGAATCAGTAAAGATAATGTTATCTTGTAAGTTTTTATTAGGTCTTGACGGTGGAATGTCTTGGGTAGCGAGCGCATATGACCACCCTGCTATTTGTTTATATGGATATCATTTTAAAAATCTTTATTCTGCAAAAATATATCAACCTTATAATAAAAATGCTATTTATCTAGAAGCGAAATCAGCAGAAGAAATTCCATTGGACCAAATAAAAGAAAAAATTTTACAAAAACTAAATGATTAAAGTTAAAACATTTGGCTGGAGGAATAAAACTTTAGATCAAATATCCAGAATTGATCAAGGACTTTTAGATTTACACTGTAAATTAAATGAAGAAAATCCAGAAGTCCTTTATTCCAATAACGACATGTATGATGATATTTTAGAGTTTTCTAAAATTCAATCACAAAAAGCTTTTGTTATTTTAAATGTTTTAGACCTTCAAATAGGAAATCCTTCATATGACATAAATAAAGTCAAATCGCAGCTTCTTCAATCCGATTGTATTACATGCATTTCAAAAACAGTTCAAAAACAAATAAAACATGAATTAAATCTGGAAGCCAATGTTATATATAACCCAATCAAAGACGTAACATTTGATCCATCAATAAATAAAAAAAATCTATTTTTATATGTTGGCCGCGCAAACGATAAAAGGAAAAGGTTTTCTTTAATAAAAAACTTTATCAAAAACACTGATCTTGAAAATAGCTTAATAGTTTGCGGCTCAGAATACCCAGACTGCGGTAAATATGCTGGTATAATTAATGATAATGATTTAAATTATTTATACAATGCATCAAAATTTTTACTGCTTCCTTCCTCTTTTGAAGGACTCGGTTTACCAATGATAGAAGCTATGGTTACTGGCACAATACCTATTGTATGTGAAGACAACGCTACAGCAAAAGAATTTTGCCCAAAGGAATTTATATGCAAACCAGATTCAGATTCAATTTTAAATAAAATAAAAGAAATAAATAGAAATTACAATTACTATAGATCTATAGCTTTAGAAATGGGCTGTCACTACAAGAAACTAATGAACAAAAATCAAATTGCCCAAAACATTATTAATATTTATCAAAAAAGTTTATGAAAAAACCTTTGTTGTTAACGATGACTCAAGAACGGAAAGAGCATATTTCAATAATGCTCAAAAATATTTATCCCCTTTTCGACGGAGTCATTGCTGTTGTAAATCTTCCATCTAATGATGGCACGTTAGAAGTCTTAGAAAACAATAAAGGCAATGGAAAAATAATAACTCAAAACTGGACTCCAAATCATGCATTCTTAATGAATCATTTATTATTTTATGGAGGAATTGAAAATGGTCAATATTGCATGTATCTAGATTCTCCAGAATCAATGACAGATGAATTCATATTGCAACTTCCAAATATAATAGAAGAATTTAAAAAAAATAATATCGGCGCATTATTTTGGGATGATAGACCGTATTTATTTAAATACAATCCATACATGGAATTTTATGGTGCGGTTCACTGGGGATTAACGAACATAGAAGGACAAATAATAACTCTTCCAGATAAAGACAAGTACATAATAAATAAAAGAAAAGAAACTCCAAAATTTTTCGGATCATTAAATGGATGCAAATATTATTTATGTTATTATCTTGGTAATGATATTCAATTAGTATATAATAAATATGGTCACGATGTAGTGAATCATCACGAAATGCTAAGAAAGAAATTTCAAGATCATTGCGTAAAAAAATTAAAAATACAAATATCTAATCTGGATGGAATTATCGATTACATGAAAAAAATACGCGAAAAAAAAATAGTTCCAGATGATTTTTTTATTGAAATGGTAGAACTTGAATTTAGACTAAGTGAATTATTTCAAATAGAAGTACTCAATCAAGATTTTATTAAAGATGTAGTTCCAAACAGATATAAATTTTCCTTCAAAGACTATTTAAATGGAAACAATGGATTTCCAAATGATTATCAAGGAACAATACTAAAATACAATAAACATTTTAATAAAGAAGAATGAAAATAGGAATTATATACTGTGCGTATAATTGTTTTTCTTTTGCTTCAGAAAGCATAAAACCTTTTATACAAGCTAAAAAAGATAATTTAATATCTAAAATATCTTGCGTATCTGTTCCATTCGCAGAATATTTTAACATCAAACATGAAAATGATCAGACTACTGAATTTTTATTCAATTTAGAAAAACAAAATCTTATCGATAAAGTATTCGATGAACCTAAATACATACTAGAGCATGAAGCGAGAGATTTCTGTTTACAATACTTAAGAAGCAATGATTGTGATTTAATTTGGCTTGTAGATGGAGATGAATTTTATAGTAAAGATAATATAAGTAAAATAATTAATTTCGTAAAAGAAAACGCGGATTACTGCTGGTACAGTATTAATTTTAAAAATTATATTTTTGATGGCAAACAATGGATTGATGGATTTTGTCCTCCAAGAATTTTCAGAAATAAATTTAAAACTAATAATATAAATTGTTTTTTTTGGGACAATGACATAGTCTATGAGCAAAATAATGAAGGAATAAGTTATCAAAAACTTTCTCATTTAGAAATACCTAAAAATGAATGCCATATAAAACACTTAACTTGGCTTCACGAAAATGGAAAGTTAAAATACGAATATCAGTTAAAACATTTTGGAGCTTGTTCATATAAATGGAATTACGAAAAAAATCAACTTGAATTCGATGAAAATTTCTTTACAAAAAACAAAATAGCAAAACCGCATATCAACATTAATTAAATTAAATTATGATCCTAGACACATTCATGTACAATGGAGAGGAATCTATTTTAGATATTAGATTAAATACTTTAGATTCTATAGTTGATAAATTTATTTTTATTGAATCTCCCACCTCACATAGCAAAATAAAAAAAGAACCCAAGTTTAAAGATCAAGAAAAAAGATTTTTAAAATTTCAAAATAAAATTGACTATTACTGTCTAGATTATTGTATTTATGATAATTATATCTATAATGATTTCTCAGGAAGAAAAGTTTTACAAGAAATATTATTCAAAAAATATAATCTTCAACCAGACGATATAATTATACATGGCGATTTAGATGAAATCCCAAGACCAGAAACGCTAACAAAAGAATTAAAACAAAGAGAAAACAATGATAAACCTTTTACTTTAATGACAGATTATAGAACCTTGTGTTTTGATTTGCAAGACGAAGAAAGAAATCGAAAAGGAAAAGATGCTTATTTTCCGGGGTCAATGGTTTTAAAATTTAAAACATTATACAAAAATCAATTACATTCACTAAGACAAATAAGAGGAAATCCGATAATTAACGGACAAGACTTTAAAGATTCATTTGATTTAATTAACGAAGGTGGATGGCATTTTACTTATTGTGCCGGAATTAATGAAACAGTAGATAAGTTTAAACATTTTTGTCACGCTGATGAAATGCATAATTGCATAAAAGATAAAGAAGGTCTCATTAATTGCATTAAAAATAAAATATCATTCAGTTCTGATAAAATGCTGTTAAAAACAATAAAATGGGAAAAAGAAAATTTCCCCAAATATGTTTTTGAAAATAAAAATCTATTTAAAGAAAACTTAAGCTTTAATTACGCATGAAAATATTTCTAAATAACAATAATTTAGATAATCTTAAACTTGAAAGCTTGTTAATAGATTTCAATAGCGGAATTGAATTTATACTCGAATAATATGGAACTTTTATTCGAAAATAGAAACGATCAAGATAAGAACTTCATAAAATATGTATGTAATGACATATTAACAAAAGAAAAAAATCACTTTCAAAAAAATAATACATTTGCTGCCGTATTCATAGAGGGACGAAATAGAGAAATAAACAAATTAGAAGATTTTGCATGTTTTCATTCTTTTAATATTTTCTCCCAGCACGTATATCCTATATACGCATTTGTAAATAACAAAAATAATTTTTTAAATAACAGGATAGATCTAATAGAAAAATATAATATAATAATAAATACTGTCAGCCCACTTTGCCATGACGGCTATTCCAATTTTTGCATTAAAGAATTATATTATTTAATTCCTGAAAACATTAAACATGTTATCATGATTCAATCTGATGGCATGCTGATGAAAGAAGGTTATGAAAATTTTATATTATCTAAGAAATATCCATACATAGGATCGCCTTGGATGCACTGTCCTTCTATGGATATTTTGAATAAAAATAATGAATGGATTCCTTATTTTAAACCTACTCAGATAGGTAATGGAGGTTTAAGTTATAGGAATACAGATTTTTGCAGAGAAGCCTCGAAACATTTTTCTCAACTATCTTTAAGAGAAAGACATACAGAAAACAAAAAACCTCCTGAAGATTTATTTTTTTCTGTTATCGCTAATCATTTTTTTGGAACCCCATCCGTTAACGAAGCAAAACAATTTTCATTTGATCCTTTAGACGAATACGACTATAATAATAAAACTAGTTTTGGCTTTCATTATTTTAGTTATATAAATCCTTGGAAACAAAAAACAACTTAATAAAATGGCAAACGGAATATATAAAATAACAGAAGATTTTGAAAAAGCTTTAGGAGACTATACAGCAGCTCCATATGTTGTAACAGTTGATAATGCATCAAATGCGATTTTCTTGGCTTTAATGTATGAAAAAGTCAAAGATCAAACGATAACTATTCCTTCAAGGACTTATCCATCTGTGCCTTGTGAAATTATTCATGCTGGAGCGAAAATAGAGTTTGAGCCAGTAAAGGGGAAGACAATTAAAGGAGCTTATCAACTTAAGCCAACTAAAGTCTGGGATAGCGCATTAAGATTTACTTGTAACATGTATATTCCCAATACTCATATGTGCGTGTCTTTTACTGGACCCTATAAAACTTTTAAACTTAGTAAAGGAGGAGCGATTTTGACTGATAATTATGATGCTTATTTATGGTTTAAGAGAGCAAGATACAGCGGACGCAGAGAATGTTCTTATCATGACGATCACTTTGATATGCTAGGATGGAATTTTTACATGATGCCCGAATTAGCAGCAAGAGGTATGCTGTTAATGAATCAATTTTATAACACAGATGGCACACCAAAGCACAATGAAGATTTAGAAATGCCTTATCCTGATTTATCAAAGTTCGAAATATACAAAAAATGATAAAAAAATTTGAAAATTATTCTTCTTCAGATCTCAAAGCGGGCGGAATTCAATTCGGAGATAATGTTTTTATTTCAAATGATGTTGTTTTCCACAACCCTCAAAATATAATTATTGGCAATAATGTAAGAATAGATTCTCAATGCCTAATGATCGCAGGAAAAAATACAAAAATTACTATAGGAAATAATGTACATATTTCAGCTGGATGTTATTTTTATGGCAATTCAGGAAATATTACTTTAGAAGATTGCACCTGTACTTCTGCTAGATGCATTTTATATACAGCAAATGATGATTATACTGAAGGATACGCTACTAATTCTGTAATTGAAGAAGTTTTTAAAAATGTAAAAACTGGTGATATTTATATTAAAAAGCACTCTGTAATTGGATCAAATAGCGTAGTACTCCCAAATATAATATTAGAATCGGCAACATCTGCTGGAGCTTTTTCTTTAATAAAACAAAGCTCAAAACCATTTGATATAATAATAGGAATACCGGCTAAATTCAAGAAAAAAAGGAAAAATGTTTTTTTAAATTAAATGGACAAAACAATAAATATTTTTTACAGAACTACAGTAAGAAATAAAATAAATAATTTAAGACCTCAGTGGTTTAGTTATGAAAAATGCTTTAAGAATTTAATTTCTACCTTAAATACTAATTGTAAATTAACTGTCATGTTTGATGGGACAGAAGAAGAATATAAAAACTATTTCATAAAAGAATACAAAAAGAAATTTAATTTTGATGTAATTTTTTTAACGGCAAATTCAGATGCTGAATCAAACCATGCAACTTTTAATTATATCAAAACGCTTGATTTGAAAGCTGATGACCTAATTTATGTTTTGGAAAATGATTATCTACATTTAAAAGATTGGGTTTTCTTTGTTGATGACCTTTATTCGCTTACAGATGGAATGCATTACGTTGGTTTATTTGATCATAATGATAAATATATCTGTCAAAAAAATGTAGATGGAGAACTTGGAATGTATAAAAATTTAACATCTAAAATTTATGCAACTAATACAAGACACTGGAGAACAGTTCCAAGCACATGCGGATCATTCATAATGACAAAAAAGCTTTTTGATCAAGATTATGATATTTTATCTTTAAGAGAAGCTGACAATACAAGATTTGGAATATTAACAAAAACAAAAAATAGAATACTAATAACTCCCATACCGGGATTATCGACGCATGTGCAGAAACCTTGGATGTCTCCTTGCATAAATTGGGAAAAAATAAATAATTAAAAATATGAAAAACGTAATTATTACAGGAATTTCTGGGCAAGATGGCTCTTACATGGTAGACTATTTAATAAATAATACTAATGTAAATATCTTTGGCGCAGTAAGGAGATTATCTAAACCCAATTATTCTAATTTTTCTGAGCATCTTAATAATAATCGTTTTAAGATTGTGACTCTTGATCTTTCAGATTCTCAGTCTATTGATAACACAGTAAGGGAAATTCAACCTAATTATTTTATTAATTTTGCAGCGCAATCTTTCGTAGGTTCAAGTTGGCAAATCCCAGAGCAAACATTTGACGCTGGAGCAATGGGTGTGCTAAGATGCCTTGAAGCAGTGCGTAAACATGCATCAAGTTGTAGATTTTATAACGCTGGCAGTTCAGAAGAATTTGGAGACGTAAAATATGCTCCTCAAGACGAAAAACACCCCTTGTCTCCAAGGTCTCCTTATGGAGCAGCTAAAGCATCAGCAAGACATATTGTAAAAGTTTACCGTGAGTCTTATAATCTTTTTGCAATTCAAGGCTATTTATTTAATCATGAATCACCAAGAAGAGGCGAAGAGTTTGTTACTCGTAAAATTACAAAAGGCGTTGCTAGAATTCTTAGATCAATTAAAAGAGGCGAGCCTTTCCAGCCAATTCATTTAGGAAATGTCGATGCCAAAAGAGATTGGAGTCATGCCGCTGATTTTGTCGATGGCATTTGGAAAATGCTTAATCAGGAAAAACCTAATGAGTATGTTTTGTCTAGTAATGAAACTCATACCATTAGAGAGTTTGTAGAACTCGCTTTTAAAGAAGTTGGGATTGATGGATTTTGGCATGGTCAAGGAACAAATGAAGAATATTCTATCTCAACAGAATACGCTATTAAAAACGATGTAGGGTCTTCTGTTTTGGTTCGAATAGATCCAAAATTCTTTCGTCCAGCAGAAGTCGAACTACTTCTTGGAGATTCTTCCAAAGCTAGGCAAGAACTCAATTGGACTCCAAAATGGTCATTTCAAGAGTTAGTCCGCGACATGGTTTCTTGCGACCTCAATCAACTTTAATGTCTATTCAACAAACAATTGTAGAAAAATTTGTAAGAAAAGAAGAACAAAACTGGCCTAGAGACATGCGAGCTGCCGCTAGGCTTTTAAAAAAATTTCCTGAACATGGATTTTGGGAATGGGTAGAGCCATATCCGCTTGTTTCTAATCTTGGTTATTTAACAAGTCAGAAAAATATCAAATCTTTAAAACAAAGATATTCGCTTTTCCTTCAGCAAAAAGACCTAAAAGAGTCCCAAGAAAAGCTCAAAGAAAGCTTTGACTTAAAGACTTCAACGGTCTATAATGAAGAGAGCAACAAGGTGGGCAAAGATTTAAACGTTGTTAAAAAACCTAAAACTCTGAAAGAATTTCTTAATTATGGCAAGACCTCCGAAACAGCAAGCTGAAGAAAAAGTCTCAACAGCCAGTGCTTCAAGCAGACTACACGCAATCCTAAATACTAAAGAAAATAAAGAAGATCACTTTAATTTCCAAGAAGCTGTAACTTGGAAGATCTCTACTGGTAGTCTTCTCTTAGATGCCGCAGTTGGCGGCGGGATCACTCCTTCTCTAATCCGCCTTTGTGGACCTAATAATGAAGGCAAGACTCCTCAAGCTCTAGAAATTTGCCGAAACTTTCTAACTGAAATTCCAAAGAGCAGAGTCGTTTGGATTCTAGCAGAGGGTCGCCTCTCTAAAGAAAATAGAGAGAGGTGCGGCATGAAGTTCGTCACGAACGCAGAAGAGTGGACAGACGGTTCAGTTTTTATATTAGAATCTAATGTTTATGATCTTATTATTAATGTAATCAAAGATTTGGTCCTTAATAATGAAGAAGATATTAGGTATTGTTTTGTAATTGATTCAATGGATGGTCTTATCTTGAAGAGAGATAAAGATAATAATCCTGTAGATGCAAGCAAGGTAGCAGGAACTCAAGTAATTAGTAAAAAACTTTTGCAATCTCTCAGTATTGGAATGTTCAAGCATGGGCATTTGATGATCGCAATTAGCCAGATTACTTCTGAAATCAAAATCGATCAATACGCAAAAACTGCTCCAAGAGGAGGAATGTTTAGCGGTGGTAACGCTCTTCTCCATTGGGCTGATTTTATCCTTGAGTACAATACCTCAAATTTGAGCGACTATATTCTTGATAATCCAAGTGGTAAAATGAATGATGGCAAGAGTAAACCAATTGGTAAATACTCTAAAGTCATGATTCAAAAGTCAACAACCGAAGCCACAAGAAAGACTTTGATTCAATATCCGATTAAGTTTGGTAAGAAGCCTTCTGGAATCTGGGTTGAGTACGAGATTCTTGATTCTCTTCTCATGTGGGATCTTGTCGTGGCTAAAGGAGCTTGGATTACTGTAGATGATTCTTTAATTGAAGAATTAAAGAATAATAACATTGAAATGCCAAAGCAGCATCAAGGCAGAGAGAATTTCAGAAAGTGGCTTGAGGAAAATGAAAATGCTACCAAGCATCTCTTTAGTAAGCTCAAAGCTGTACAATCAAAATGAGGTTGTATACTGTTACTGGCAGGATAATTAACAAAAATGTTTCCCAATTTTTAATAGATTGGGATAAAACATCTCGCTCCAAGATTCAGTTCCAAGTTAAGCAATTCTTGAAACTATTTTGGAAGCATCATGTTTGTTACGAAGAGTTTCCCGTTTTTGGAAGCAGAATGAAAGTTGACTTTATAAACTTCACAAAGCAAATAGCTATTGAAGTAAATGGAGACCAACATTCTTCGTTTAATAAATTTTTTCATAACAATTCTAGATTAAATTATTTGAATTCAATCAAAAGAGATGTCAAGAAATCTCAATGGCTTGAAAAAAACGGTATTCAATTAATTGAATTAGAGACTAGAGACTTAGATAAATTAAGTTACGATTATATAAATCAGACATTTAATATATCGATAGTGTAATATAAACTGTGGCAAAAAATAAAGAATTCCATTTCCCAGATAGTATTCTATCACAAATAGATGAATGCTCGCAAGGTGGATTCTTGCTGTTTACTTTTGACAAGAATGGCATGCCAGAAGTGAGGTCAAAATTTGATAATGCACAGAACGCAATGGCTATGCATTATTACATTATAAATTGGTTAAACGCTGTAGAGCAGATCAATTTAGAAAATACAATTCAGAATATCAAGATGGTTTCTGAAGATGATGGCGATGATGAAGATAATGGGCCAACTCGTAAATAACTCTTTTAATTTAAATGAAGCTTTCGTCAATTAAGGTAGAACAAAGTCTACTGGGTTCACTTATTAAAAACCCAGAAGCATTTTATGATTTAGACCATTTTATATCAGAATTAGATTTCACTAATGATGTCAATGGAACTATTTACTCAGTCATAAGGCAATTATGTAATTCGAAAGAGAAGATTGATAAAGTTGTTCTTGCTCAAAAGATACAAAATCTTGGGATTTCATTTCAAGAGGATCTTGATATTTATGAATATATTGATTGCCTTTCTTTACCTTCTTCTAATAGAGAAGTTGCTCTTAAATACGCTAAAGAATTAAAATACCTATCTGTTCGCCGCGACATAAAAGGAATGGCGCAAAGGATAATAGAAACGGTTTCTGGCAATTCAGATAAAAATATCAATGAATTAATAGCTGAAGTAGACTCTATATATGGTGAAAAGATTAATTCTTTTGATGCTGCTGACGAGATAAGAAACATATTTGATGACATAGAAACCTTTATTGAAGAAAAAGGTAATAACATTCAATGTGAAGTTGGTATTCAATTACATTACCCAGAGTTTTCGAGACTCTATGGCGGGTTGAGAAATGGAAATGTTTATGCAATAGTCAGTCGCCCCGGTCAAGGAAAAAGCTCCTTTTTGGTTGAGATGTCTCTTGGAGCTTATTTAAAGAATAAAAATATTAATGTCCTTTATCTTGATACAGAAATGTTCTCAGACGATGTTAAACTTCGTATTGCAGCAGCGAGAACAGGAGTGCCTTTCTGGTACATAGATAGCGGTAATTGGCGCAAAAACACAGAAATGGTCACAAAAGTAAGATCGTTTCTAAAAGAGTTCAGTAAATATAAATATACTCATCATTGCGTTGGTAATAAAAGCATAGATGAAATTATTTCATTTATCCGCAGATGGTATTATAGTAAAGTCGGCAGAGGCAATCCTGCAATTATTTGCTATGATTACGTTAAACTTACTGGCGAAAAAGTAGGACAAAACTGGGCAGAACACCAAGCTATCGGTGAAAAGATCGATAAATTAAAAAAGATCTCAGAAGAAATAAATGCCCCTCTATTCACGGCAATGCAAATGAATAGAGCAGGTGAAAACTTTAATCGTAATGCTGGAGATGTAACTGATGATAGCTCCGCAATTGCCCTATCAGATCGCTTACAATGGTTCTCAAGCTTTGTTGGAATTTTCCGAAGAAAAACTCTTGACGAGATAGAGCGCGATACACCAGACTTTGGCACTCATAAACTCATCACCTTAAAAAGCAGATTCCAAGGAAAGAATGCTGCTGGTCATCAAGATTTACTCAGAAGAAGAAATGAGCATGGGGATGAGCGTTATGTTCAGAATTTTATTAACTTTGAGATTAATAATTTCAGCGTTCAAGAAAGAGGCTCTCTTGCAGACATTATAGAAAGAGAGCGTCAGACATTTTCGCTGAACGACCCTAATCCTAACGATGGCACTTTGTTATAATGGACATTAAAGAAATACTTCATAATATCGGTTATCATAATCTTAAAGATTTCGGCGGATGGTACAGGACCAGACCAATCTATCGAAATTCTGATAACGATACAGTGCTTGCAATAAATAAAAATACTGGGTATTGGTATGATTATAAGTTATGCAAAGGAGGCAATTTAAGTGAGTTGGTTCAAGTCACGCTTAATCTAACCGATCTAAATCATGCAAATGAAGTACTAAATCAAAGATTTGGGTTTGTCCCAATGTCAGTTCAAGAGAAGACTTCTATCAAACAGGTAAAATTCTATGATGAATCCATGCTCCAAAGCTTGCTTAAAAACCATGAGTATTGGATTAAAAGGGGAGTCAAAGAAGAAATAATTTCTGTTTTTAAGGGAGGTATTGCCAACAAGGGGAGCATGATTAATAGATATGTTTTCCCTATTTACAATCCGTCTGGCAAAATTGTAGGGTTTAGTGGGAGGTCTTTAGTTAATTCTAGTAGTAAAGATTTCATTAAGTGGAAACATCTTGGTGCAAAAAAAGAATGGGTTTACCCAGTATTTTTTAATAAGAAAGCTATAGTTGAAAGCAAAAGAGTTTTCCTTGTAGAAAGTATTGGAGATATGCTTGCTCTTTGGCAATCTGGTTACCAGAATACAATTATTACTTTTGGACTTTCGATCTCTCCTAAAATCATAAAATACTTATTAGAAAACTCTGTAGAAGAGGTTATTGTGTCATTTAATAATGACATGATGAAAAATTCTGCCGGGAATGAAGCCGCAAAAGCAGCTAGATATAAGTTATTATCATTCTTCGACGAGTCACAGGTGAAAATAAAACTGCCTCCCAAAAAAGATTTTGGAGTAATGTATAAAAATGAGATAGACTTATATATGAAGGAATTCAATGGATAAGAAAGAAATCTATCTCTCTGCTTCCAGAATAAAAGCTCTTGAAACTTGTTCTTGGTCTTATTACTGCAAGTATCATTTAAATATTCCAGAGAAGTCTAACTCTGGCGCAAAACGTGGAACTATCTGCCATTTAATATTTGAGCTACTCCTCAATCCTAGACACAAGAAGAGATTTAAGGAGATTATTTCTTCGGGCGATCCAATGTCTTGTGAGCCAATTTCTAGACTTATCCTTAAACACGCCAAACGAGAACAGATTGAAAATCCAGAAGATCTTACTTTAATTAATAAAATGATTCTTGTTGGGTTGAAGAGTGACTTCTTCCCAGAAGGCGGCACCATTCAAAATCCAGAGTTTGAATTTAAAATAGAAAGAGACGGATACAAAGCAAGAGGCTTTATCGATCTTCCAATTCTTTATAAGAAGAAAAAGAAATTAAAGATTAGAGATTATAAGTCTAGCAAAGCTAAGTTCAAAGGCGAAGAGCTAACTGCTAATGTACAGGCAATGCTTTATTCTATTGCCTCTAAAATCCATTGGCCTGAATATAATCCAGAAGTAGAGTTCGTCTTTCTAAGATTTCCGAAAGAACCCATTCAGCCAGTTAAATTTACTGATGATGAGTTGGCTGGATTTGAAGTTTATCTTAAGCACGTTTACGAAAAGGTCAGCAATTTTTCCGAAAATGATGCTTGCCAAAACTTTGCGGCAGACGATGTTAAGAGCAAGTGGCTTTGTCAGGCAGGAGTAACTTGGGTTTGTCCATTTAAGAATCCAATGTGGTATTATTCCATCTATGATAAAGATGGTAATTTTGTAAAGAGCTTCTTTACCGCAGAAGAAGCCAAAGCCGCCAAGAAAGATGAAACGCAAGTCATCAAAAAATTTAAGTATGAAGGTTGCCCAAGATGGAGATAACTCTTATTTATGAAAATATTACCTCTTTTTAAAAGTCATTACAGCATAGGCAAGTCAATTCTAACTCTAGATAAAGCAGGTTCTTCTTCAAAAGAAGGGTCTTCCTCAATCATAGATATTACCAAAGAAAACAAATTAGAACAAGCATTTTTAGTAGAAGAGAATATGTCTTCTTTTCTTGATGCTTTTAAGAACTTTGGCTCAATTAAGATACCATTTTTTTATGGCCTTAGACTAGACCTTTGCCCAGATATAGATGATAAGAGTGAAGAATCTTTAAAGAAGTCAAGCAAGATTATTATCTTTGCCAAAAATGGCAGCGGATACAAGAAGTTAATTAAGATATTTAGTATTGCCGCCACAAATGGTTTTTATTATACACCACGGATAGACGAAAAAGCCTTGACGGAAGAGTGGGATGAAACTAGCCTAAAATTATGCGTTCCATTCTATGACTCGTTTTTATTTAATAATACGATGTCTTATTCCTTGTGCTGCCCAGAATTAAAGTTCACAAAGCCGACATTCTTTATTGAGGACAATGATCTACCATTCGATGGCATCATAAAAAATAAAGTATTGAAATTCTGTTCAGATCAATACGAGACAGTAAACGCTAAAAGTATTTATTACAATACCAGAGAAGACTTTAAATCGTATCTAACTTTTAGATGCATTAATAATAGAACAACTCTTAATAAACCAAATCTTGAACATATGTGTAGCGCAGAGTTTAGTTTTGAAAGCTGGAAGGAGGCAGATTCTCTATGATGGAAAATCTTCTTCGTTACGATAAAGATAAAGTCTATACTTTTATTGACTTAGAAACAGAGAACTTGTGTCTTAGTTTCATCAATAATCGACCTTGGCAGTGCGGCATGATTAGAGTCAAAGGTGATGAGATACTAGAGACTTCTGATATTTATATCAAATGGGATAAATCAATTAACGTCAGTAAAGAAGCTGCACAGATTACCCGATTTGACCAATATAAGTATAATAAAATAGCAGTCCATTCTAGTCAAGCTATTAATACTATTTGTGACTGGCTAGAGAAATGCGATTATATTGTTGGGCATAACGTCCTGAATTTTGATATTTATCTTATTAAGGATTATTACAAAATGTATGGCAAAGAATGGAAGTATTTAGTAAATAAGATTATAGATACTAATTGCCTTGCCAAAGGAGTTAAATATGAGATTCCTTATTCCCAAGAAATAGATTTAACTGAATATCAGTACCGAGTACTAAATGAAAGAAAAAAAGGTGTAAAAACCAATCTTACAAGTCTTGGAAAAGACCATAACATAGATCACGATTACGAAACCCTGCACGACGCACTTAACGACCTTCACTTAAATATTAAAGTATGGAACAAACTCAAATTCCAAGTAGCAATATGAATTTTGTAAAACACTTCCAAAAGTATGATCTCGGTCTTCATGGCTTAAGGATGCCGGTCTTTGAAATTGATCAAAGGCATAAAGCAAGGCTAAACCTCGTCTCTTCTACCTCTAATTATGATTTCTTGAGGGCTTTAGCAAGAGAAGGTTTCCGTAAGCTTAATGTTGAAAAAGGAAATGACTTATATAATAAATATATTGAGCGCATCAATTATGAGTTACAAATCTTGCAAGAGTTGGAGTTTATTGATTACATTATTCTAATCTGGGATGTAATTAATTATTGCAGAGAAAACAATATCCCAACTGGCCCCGGAAGAGGATCTTGCGCTGGTTCTCTTCTCTTATTTCTCATTGACGTAACCAAAATTGACCCCATTAAATACGAATTATTCTTTGAGCGTTTTATTTCCAAAGCGAGAGCAAAGAAGACGGTCATTGATGGAATAACCTATTTTGATGGCTCGTTGTTCCCTGATGTTGATCTTGATATCTGTTATTATAATCGGCACAAGGTAATAGCTTATCTTGAAGAAAAATTTAAAGGTAAGACTTCTAAAATCCTTACTCTTAACACTCTAAGCTCCAAACTTTGCATAAAAGAATCTGGCAAAGTTATTGCAGAGAAGCAAGAGAGCGAGATGAATGATGTTTCCTCTTATATTCCCAAGCTTTTCGGACAAGTTAAAAGTCTTGAAGAAGCAGTTGAAGAGAGCGAAAAGTTTGCTGAATGGGTTGGCGATAATGATGAAGTTTATAAAATCGCCCTTAAACTTCAAAACTTAAATAAGAATAAAGGCGTTCATCCTTCTGGGCTTCTCCTAGCTCACTCTCCTCTTGAAGAATCTTGTCCAGTAGAACTATCTTCAGATAAGCAGATCGTTTCTAGTTACGACATGAATAATGTCACTGCTTATAATATCAAGCTTGATCTACTTGGTTTGCGAGGCGTTTCTGTCGTTGACGACGTTTGTAAATCACTTGGTATTAGATATGAGGATATTGATGTAAATGATGTTTTTATTTACCAGCAATTGCAGGATTTTAAATTACCTCATGGTCTTTTCCAAATTGAAGCAGAAACTAACTTTAAAGTCTGCCAAAAAGTAAAGCCTAAAAATCTAGAACAGTTAAGCGGTGTGTTGGCTTTGGCTCGCCCCGGCGCACTTCAGTTCATTGATAAGTACGCCAATTACACAAATAATAATCACTATGAAAGTATCCATCCTTTCTTTGATGACATCTTAGGTGTAACAGGAGGCGTTTGCTTGTATCAAGAGCAGTTGATGAAAATGGTGAGTAAGGTTGGGTTCTCTCTTGATGAAGCAGAAATTGTTCGACGCTGCGTAGGCAAGAAGAAGGTCGAAGAGATGAAAGAGTGGGAGCAGAAAATTAAAGATAAAATCTCTCAACAAAAACTTGACCCCAAAATTGGCGAAGTTCTCTGGAGAATTGCAAATGACTCAGCTAATTACCAATTCAATAAATCTCATTCAGTTGCCTATGCAGCACTAGCCGCAATTTCTATTTATCTTAAATTTAAATACCCCCAGCAGTTCTTCTTGTCTCTTCTTAAAATGAGCAAGCATGAACCAGACCCAATTGGAGAAATTTCTAAAATAGAGAAGGAACTAGTTTATTTTGGTATTAAACTTTTGCCGCCTCACTTGTTAAAATCAAAGGATGAGTTCTGCATCGAAGACGATAATATACGATTCGGCTTGCTGTCTGTAAAAGGAATTAGTGAAAAAACCATTCAAGCTGTCAATCAATTTAGAGGAGAGTTTAATAATAAGTTTGATATCTTTGAAGCCGCTTCTCAAGCAAATTTAAATATAGGAGTTCTCTGTGCCTTGATTCAAGCAGGGGCACTCGACGGCAGTTTTAAACAATCAAGAAGTAAAATAGTATATGAAGCACAGCTTTGGAACATATTAACTAATAAGGAGAAAGTTAATGCAAAACTATTCGCAGAGAATTTTGAGTATGACTTAGTTAAAATCCTTCTACATATGAAGGATAGCAAAGATATTCAAAGTAAACCTTACATCAAAGAATCAAGATTACAAACTCTCAGGACTAAAGCAGAGCCTTATAAAAAAATTTACGAGATCAACAGTAAATCAGAAAGCTTTGCGAATTGGTTCTATGAGAATTCTATTATCGGGTACAGCGTTAGAAATAAATTAAGAGAAGTTTTCATCTCAAAGAAAGATGATCTTGTCTATATTAAAGACATTGCGGACTTTGGAGAGAAAGACGAAGTATCATTTATAGGCACCATTCAAGAATGCAAGTCTGGAGTCTCTAGAGAAAAGAAGACTAGATACTTCAAGATGCAAATCTCTGATGAAACTGCTACAATAAATACAATGATCTTTGCTGATAAGATTGATGAAATGCAAAGTCTCAATAATAAAATGCCCAAAGAAGAGGATATCGTTATCGTTGTAGGGCAAAAGTTTGGAGACTCTGTTTTTGCTAGAACCGTAGCTATTCAAACTCACACTGTTTACACAAAACTTTCGCAATTAAAAGCCGAAAAAAATAATTGATAAATTGGTCTTTTTCAGGCAAAATAATGTCTGAATGAACCTACAATTTTATAAGGGAAATGCAAAAGTAACTGGAACCGCTTGTTCTTTTCAAACAAAGGGAACCTCTTTGTTTGTTAACTTCATCAAGCAGCATTCTTGGAACGAAGCCAAGAAGCTCGGCTCTTTTCGTGAGAACGCAAAGAACCCAGAAAAGACTACTGTAATAAAGTTTAATGCAGTAGAGGCAGCAGGGATGGTAGACGCGATTGATCGCAATTCAGAATATAAGTTCTATCACACTGCTCCTAATTCAAATGCAATGGGTAAACTCTGTCCTTATCTCAGAGATAATAATCAGATTGGATATTCCTTCAATGCTACAAAGGAGCAAAAGGGAGATTCAGTTAACAAGGTCAGCTTCTTGATTGGATTTACTTATGCAGAAGCCGTTATGGTTAAGGCTTTCTTGCTAGAGTTCATTAAGAGTACCTTCCATCCTCAAAACAGTGAGGACTCTGCACCAGCGGAAGAGTCTGCTCCAAGAGAACAAGCTCCAGCCAAGAAGCCGGTGTATAACAAGATTCAGTTACCTCAAGTAGCTGCCCAGACAGAGGCAGAAGGTCAAGCTGAAGAACTAATCTTCTAATGCGAAAGAAAAAAATAGTAATCCAAACCGATTGGTGTTTAGCCAAGACTGGGTTTGGTAGAGCAGCTAAGGAATTAATTTCGTATTTATACGATACTGGTAAATATGATATTATTCATTATTGCGCTGGAACACAAGCTGGCGCATCTATCTTAGCTAAGACCCCTTGGAAGAGCATTGGGAGTATTCCTACTGATCCTAATGAGGTCAATAGAATTAATACTGATCAAACTCTTGCGAGAGATGTCTCTTACGGCTCGTACTATATTGATCAAGTAATTAAGGAAGAGAAACCCGATCTTTGGATCGGGGCACAAGACCCTTGGGCGTTCACCCAATACTATAATAAGCATTGGTATAAAAATATCACTTCTTTGCTTTGGGTTACTCTTGATTCTTTGCCCATTTATGATGAAGCAATTAATCAGGCGAAAAAGACTTCACAGTATTGGATCTGGAGTGAATTTGCTACAAAAGAAATGCATAAAATTGGTATCAATAATGCCAGAACAGTGCATGGACCAGTAAATCATTCAAAGTTTGGTTATTTAGGAGCAGAGAAGAGGAGAGAGCTAAGAGGCAAGTTCGGTCTTCTTGATGGGTTTATTGTTGGTTTCGTTTTTAGAAATCAACTTCGTAAATCTGTCCCTAATCTTCTTGAAGGATTCAGAGATTTTGTTAAAAATAATCCTGATGTCAAAAATGCTAAACTACTACTCCACACTCATTGGAGCGAAGGTTGGGATATTCATAAACTTGCTGATGAATATAAGATAGACAAGAAAGACATTTTTACTACTTATGTCTGCAATAAATGTAAAAATTACTTTATAACTGCGTTCCAAGGGCAAGAATTACATTGCCCAAATTGCAAATCAGAGAAAAGTTGCTCTACAACGAGTGCTGGATTTGGAGTTTCAGAAGAACAGTTATGCGAGATTTATAATTTGATGGATGTTTACTGTCATCCGTTTACCTCTGGTGGGCAAGAAATTCCTATCCAAGAAGCAAAATATTGTGAACTCTTAACTCTCGTTACAAATTATAGCTGTGGAGAGGACATGTGCCACCCTGAAGCTGCTTCTGTTCCTCTTGAATGGTCAGAGTATAGAGAGCATGGTACACAGTTTAGAAAAGCTTCTACCTATCCATATTCCATTGCTAAGGAACTATACAGGGCATATAAGATGCCTGAAGCGGAGCGTAGAAAGATTGGTCAAAAGGCTAGGCAATGGGCTATCCAAAACTATTCTACTCCAGTAATTGGTAAAATATTTGAATCTTATATAGACTCTATTCCTTTTACTAATTATGATTTTTCTTTAAAGGAAGAAGAAAAAAATCCAAACGCTATTATTCCAACTATAGCAGATAATGCTGAGTGGATTTTATTCATGTATCACAACATCCTTAAGATGACTCAAGTTAATGAAAATGACGACGGGTTTAAGCACTGGATGAAGAAATTGTCTGAAGGAGAGACTAGACAAAATGTTGAGAACTATTTTAGACAAGTAGCCACGCAAGAAAATCAAAAGAATCGAAAGATTGATTTTGAAGAAATTTTAGATCCTAACGATAAAGGGAAACGCATTTTATTTGTAATGCCTGAAAGTATTGGAGATATTTATTTATGTACTTCTTTACTTGAGTCAATAAAAGAAACTTACCCTGAGTATAATTTATATTTTGCTACAAAGAAAGAATATTTTTCTATATTAGAAGCTAATCCTTACATCCATAGAGTTTTAGAATATATTCCTCAAATGGATAGTTTGCTATGGTTAGAAGGACATGGAAATCATAATGGATATTTTGAGATAGCCTTTTTGCCTCATATAGGAACACAAAAGATGCTAAATTATCTTCATAACGGTAAAGATAAGATCACATTCGATATTAAATAATATGCACATTTTAGAGCAATATTCTTTGACCTCTGGTGTCAAAATTAAAAAACCTTATATTTACGAAAAGTTTTTCCCAATAACTGCTGACAAATATATAACATTTCATCCAAGTTCAAAACCTTCAAAGACTTATGATTACTGGCAAGAGGTTATTAATTTAGTAGCTCCTGTCTTAAATGAAAAAGGTATAAAAATCATTCAGTTTGGGCAACAAAAAGAAAAAGTATATGCCGGTGTTTTGAGTTTAGTTGGGCTTACGAACATTAATCAAACGGCTTTTGTATTGAGAGACTCCATGCTCCATTTTGGAGCCGACAGCTTCCCAACTCATATTGCTTCTGGATATGGGAAAAAAATACTCGCTCTTTATTCAAACAATTACATAAACTGTGTAAAACCATTTTTTGGTGACCCTAAAGATCATGTTCTCCTTGAACCAAAAAGGAATACTAAGCCTAATTTTTCTTTTGATGAAAACCCAAAGGCGATCAATAAAATAAATCCAGAAACAATTGCTAATAATATCTTAAATCTTCTTGAGATACCTCATAATAATTCTATTAAAACTTTATTCTTTGGCTCAGAATATAACAACATGAGGCTAGAGATGGTTCCTAATCAGCTAGTTGACCCAAAACAATTTAATTCTAATAATATCATCGTTAGAATGGATTTAGAACATAATGAAAAGTTTCTTAACGAGCAACTCCAAATTTGCCAATGTTTCATTATGACAGATAAAGCTATCTCTCCAAGCGCACTTCTTGGTAACAAAAAGAATATTGGAAGAATTTTTTATGAAATTAAAGAAGATAACGATATTGAATTTGCTAACTTCTTATCTCATAACAATATTTCTTATCAACTATCTACTTATTTAACTGGTAAAGCTTTAGAAAATATAAAACTTAAGTATCTTGACCAAGAACATATTACCGAAATGCCGACTAATCTTAAACAAAAGACTGGTATTGAATACACTTCTAATGCTTTCTATAAGTCTAATAAACGGTTAATTAGTAATAAAAAAATCTATTTGAGCGAATGTTCTTTAAAGAATGGACAAGAAGCCAAGCAGCTTGCGGAACCAGTTATTGATTGCCCAGAGTTTTGGAAAGAAGTAGAAAATTTTTGGATTTTTAGAGTTGATAAGTCTACCTTTGCCACATAGTATACCTATGTGAATACTGTTAAAAAACTTGTCCGAAACTCTGATGGTCTCATTGATGGCGTTGAATACCATTTTAATGATGACGGTTCCATTAACTGGCGCAAAATGATCAAGACTGAGTTCTTGGTGCCAAATCGTGACAGAACAAATATAACTGATGTAACTAAACTTGAAGATAAAGATCTACTTATTCTTCTTGGCGGCATTAAATACGTCGCTCAACTTAGAGGCTTTTTCTCTGTCGATTACACTGTCACCTCTCCAAGCCCTGATTATGTAGTCGCAGTTTGCAAAATTGACTGGATTCCAAATTACGAAACTGAAGGGACACCCGTTTCCTTCTCTTCAATTGGAGATGCTTCGCCCGGAAATACAAAGGATTTTGCTCGTCATTTCTTAGGTCCAATTGCAGAGAATAGAGCTTTTATCCGTTGCGTTCGTAACTTCCTCAAGATTAATATCGTAGGCCAAGATGAAATTGGCAAGTCAAAGAATAATGTAGTTGATGATTCTATTGATTCTGCGCCTGTATTTGAGCCTCATGCTATTCTTGAAAAAGTAATGAAGGAAAAGAAAGTTACTTTTATTAAACTCAAAGAGAAACTAGTTAGTGAAAATTATGCAAACGCAGATTCTTTGATGTCAATCGCTGATATTCCAAAGATCAAGATTTTTGAACTTATTGAAAGAATTCAAAAAGCTAAGAATTAAGAAACCCCAATTCCTGCGGAACTAGATCCCGCTCCAACAGAACCAACAAAGACTTTAGTTGTTGAGCTTGTAGTTCCTAATCCTTTAAATAAAGAAGATTCAATGTTTATAGTTTCAATTCTTAATTTTAAATATTTTGAATCTATTGGGTCGTTTGGATTGACATAGCTTCCAGTACGAGGAATCTTAGTAGAGAAATCAACCTTCAAATATCTTCCATTCCTAGAAGGTTTTGTAGTTGTCAGCATAAACTTTTTTCCGTTATACCCAGTGGGATAAAAGATTGAGGTTTTTAATTGTACATCTAAGTTGTCAAAATCAGAATCATCGCTAGAATAAATTTCATCATATCTAAAGGTTAAATTATTTTTGTCTTCATACAAGTTTCCAGTCAAAATGATGTCCGCTATTCTTGCATAGTTATTTGGATTTTGAATAGTTAAAAATGGTTTTTCAGTAGTCTCAAAAACTGCTCCATAATTATAAAGTTTCATGTCTAACTTTTCTCCAACAACAAATTCGTTATCTAATGGGAAAGTTGTAGAAGTAGTGAAATAGGCATAATACATTGAACCATCTCCACTTTGAGTAGTGAAATTATTTCCAGAGAACAAAAGCAAAGGTGGATTTTTTTGTATAAATCCAGAAGAAGGTGGATTTACAATTGCATTATTGCCTGTCCAATAATTTTCTGTTGAAGCAGTTGGATTTACTAAAATTTGCACTCCTGTAACTTGACCTACATATGGAGGTATAAATGAAACTAAAGCATTTATAGTAGGGACTCCTGCTCCTCCATTTGATAAGCTAATATCAATAGGAGAGAATGTATAACCTGCACCACCACTAATAATACTATAACTAGTAATGTTTGCTCCGGGTTGATTATAGAAATCTATCTTTGCGCGTTTTTTATTGAATTGAAAATTAGTTGGGAAAGCTTCAACAACTGATCCATCTACTTTAGAAAAGAAGTCTACTCCAGTTAAAAATCTAACGCCATCACCATTAAAAGAAATCACAGAACCATCCCAGCCACTAACTTGCGTAGTTCCATCTAAGCGATAAGTTAAATTATTATTTAAATAAGCATCGTTGATCTTTATGAAAGGAATGTAATTAAAATTACCAGTAACTGGATATTCTTCTCCTAAATAAGTTTGCAAATAAAACATCCCTGAAACTGGTCTTACATCTTCTACATCTTTACCATGTAAATTTCTGCCAGCCATTGATGGAGGATAGAATTTTAATGTGCCATAATCTTTATAGGTTACGCTGCTATTTATATCTCTAGCGTCAGTGACTACAGATATACCAGATCTAAAACCTGCTCCTAGATAAGGGAACGATATAGCAATACTCCCAGAAGCACCTCTTATAAGAGTACCCGCTCCCTCAAATCTAATTCCTGTTACATAATTAAGATTTTCTCCAGTTAATGTAACTAAAGATCGGTATGTTCCAGTTAAGATATTTAATGGTGAAGTTGATATAGAAGGGGGTTTAATTGTAATTGTTTTATAAAGCCTATCAGCATCGAAACTATTTCTTTGGAAGAAAATCTGACCACTTCCAATATACCCATCTAATGTAATGTAGCTATTTACACTTACAGTAGTCCCTATTCCAATTATATCTGCTCCACTTATTAAAAGATCTAAATCTGGGATTTGAGAAGAAACATCTGAGACGATGTTTAGATTACCAGACAAAATAGAATATCCAGTATAAGGTTGAGCCATTCCAGAAAGAGTCGAAATATCAACTACTGTCATAGCTTGAGATATTAAATACTGCCCAGTTTTATTAGTGAGTAAATTAAAACCGCTGATATATAAATCTCTAGTTTGAAATCTATGAGCGTTTATTCCTGTGATAACGATTCCGTCTCTTGTCCTATAAGTGTTTACATTTGAACCTGAGATTGTTGTACTTGGAATAAATGATGGAGAATAACCTTTCTTTTCAACTGTTGTTCCAGAGTTAAAAAATCTAAATACCCCTTTCTTTACCTCTCTTGGAACGCTGACTAAAACTCCAGTTGATGTTGGAGGTGTTACATGAGGATATTTTATTATTTCATTATTAAATCCAACACCGTAAAAATCAAGAGCAGCTAAGTTACTACCGGATAAACTTATTGAGTCTCCAAAATAAGCAGAGTTTGGACTTATTCTTGAAATAATTGGATTAATAAAAGTAAAAGATTGAGTAGTCGTAACCGTTGTGCTGCCATTAACGATAATTGGACCATCAGTTATATCAAAAACTTGAGGTATATAAAAACTTAGTCCACTTATGCTTTGCCTCCTAAATGCAGTTATAACTTTATAAGCTCCATCTTGCCTTCCAAGTTCGACTGAAGTTACAGTATTCATGAACTTACCTGACATTGTAATTAAAGTATCTGTCACGCCAGTAGTTGGCGAAAATCCGTCAACGATAAGAGTTCCGCTCTTCACGGGTAAACCACTAGGATATGTATATATATAATAATTAGAATTAATTGTTAAAAAATTGCCATCTTCAGCGAAATTAGGAACCGTAAATACTATTTTTTGATCAAATTCAGAACCATTTTGAGATATGGTATAATTATTAACATTGTAATCTCCTATATTTATTGAACCCACATAATAAATATCAGACCCATATCCAGTAGCCAATTGCCCTTGCTCCAATAAAGCTGGATAAATTTCTGTGATAGTTGGAGTCTTTAAAAATGTGAAAGTCTTATCAAATCCTCCAGTGATTCTTGAGTTAGAATTATCTATAACTAAGTTAGATTTTCTAATAGAATTTAAATTAGGAGTATTAAGACTTAAGTATCCAAAGCTTCTTACATTGTCATCTATTAATCCGCCGTTAGCATGAATTAAGATTTCAGTATTTAAATTATTTTTAGCTCTTCTAATTGGCGCAAAATTTGAATATTGATAAGGATTTTCTCTAACAACTTTAATTTCATCTATATAGCCGCTCCAATAACTAGATGAAGTGTTCGCATAATCTCTACCAATATAAATATCAAATATTGGTTTGCTTAAACTCTTATCACTATTTAAACTAAAATCTAAATTAGAAGTAGCAAAATCTAAAGTGTATTGATCTCCACTTAAATTCATTGGAGAACCATTTAATAAGATTTTACCACTAATTGTGCTTTGATTTATATAACTCTTTGAGATAGACAAGTGATTCCAATCATTTGTATTTATTTGTCCTGAAAAATTAGAAGTAAAACCATCCCAATCAATGCCAGAGACTACTACTTTATTAGATGTAACGAATACGTTTAAGCCGCTTTGACTTCCTATTAAAAACTTTTTATCAGAAACAGAAAAAGAAACCAAAGGTTTAAAATCTAATTCAATGGCAAAAGTATTTCCATAACTTAATGGTACGTTTGGATAAGTGCCCGTAATAGCAAATTTTATATATGGACCGGGGCTACCAGAAAAAAGGAAACTCCTATCATCGTACTTAGAAGTATTGTTGCTTATTTTTACTGAGTTAGAAACTGTTAATTGTTTTTGATTTCTAAAAGTTGACTGATAAGAATAACTATTCGCATTTTCTGTAGCTTCGACAATCGAAGCTTCATCACCAGTGTCTTGGAATAAAAACTGTGAATTTGGATAAATATTGTGACCAAGCACTTCAATAAATCCGCCTATATAATTTTCAAATGTTGATACATTTTTTATTGCTGGGGGTCCTTTTATTACTTCAAAATTCTTAAATAAGAAATTTCTTCCTCCTGTGTTTTGTATTGTTATATCATAACATCCAGCATCTGCATTTGTGCCGGTAAAAGTTAAACTAGTATTACTGGAATTTTTAACAAAGCTTAAAATTGGAAAAACTTTATTATGAATGCCATAATTATAATCTTCTACATATCCAGATATTTCTCTTATTTGTGATAATTGAGTTCTGTCCCCTCTATAATCATAATCAGAATAATTTCCCTGAAGCAATAACTTTGTATTTGGGATATCAAATAATCCAGAACCAGTAATGACTTGCTCAATAGAATTATATAATCCAACTCCCTTAACAATTCTAAAATCTTCTATGTATCCAGAAAATGGGTTAACGCCATAAGTTCCATAAGAGCCTACATTATGGGTTCCAATAAATAACCCGCTACCCGCTGTTATTGTATATGGAGTACCTGCTGACGCTGTTCCATAGGTTTGTCTATTATTACCGCTAATAGCATAGAAAGTATCTCCATTTGCAGAAGTTCTAGAAATTATTACTTTTGTCCATTGATTTGCGGGAATTTGAGAAGTAGAGATATTTAATTTTGCTACATTGCTTGCATAAAAAGTCCAATTTGCACTTGCAGCAGCTTTAAAAAAATAAAATCCATTTCCATCCCAACCTTGATCTTGGAACATGTCAATCCTTTGGGCCGTGGTATAAGGCATTGGATTAACAGAAAATTCAATAGTAAAAGGATCAACACCAAAACTAAAATCTCCACCTGAAGGAGATGGAATTCTTAAATAAGAACTGCCGCTAAATAATAATGATTTTCCAAAAAGCCCAACTGTTGAACTTCTAACTCCGCTATTTAATATTGTTTTAGGTTCTCTATAGTTTAAACCGCTTAATACTATTCCTGTTACATAAGTAAAATTTTTCCCGATTGCGATATTAGATTCTCCTGAATTTAAATAAAAATTTAAAGCATTAAAGACTTGTGGAGATCTTAAAACTCCAATTTCATTTTTAGAAGTAAAAGACGTATTGTCTTTAGAATTTATTGTTATAAATCCTTGATTAGCGTTTGTAGGTACAATTCCAGAAATTAAATCTCCAACACCAGTAAACCTAGCAGTAACAAATCCTGTTATATTATTATCTACTGAAGTAGTAAAATTAACTGGGAAATAGCTTTCATTTACATAAGATAAATTAAAATTCTTACCAGATATCTTTAATAAATCTCCTTCGTATGGTAGATTATCACTAAATCCGCTTATGAAAATTCTTCCGAAAAAGTTAAAATCACTAATAGTAGAAACAATTCCTGTATTATTATATCCACTAACTCTAATTGGTCCAGTAGTATATCCGCTTGGAACTTTAACTAATAGAACTCCGCTATCTGGTTGGTAAGAAATGTTTGTGCCGGTGATATTATTGAAAGCTACATATTGAACTCCGCTTAATGATTTACCACTGATAGCAACAAATTCTCCTACTTCTTGAGTTTGAGGAATAACTGCATCTAATCTTGGAATTGGATAAAAATCAACTCCACTAACAAACATTGGAGAAGAAAGTGTATTACCTGTGATAAAATAAAAATTTACTTGCCCAAATAATATATTTTCTGGTACATTAAATTCAATATATTCTGGAGTAGCATCATAATAAGAAAAATCAATAAATCCAGCACCGGGGACTTGCAAGCCACTAACGGCATAAAGACCTGCGCCCGTGACACGCATTCTTTGATTTATTAAACCTGTATTGTAACTTGGCATATTATAGTCTTTCGAAATTTATAGATAATCTTATGTCGTTTTCATTTACGCTTGTTTTGAAATTAAATATTGAAGAAAAACTAGTTTCTTCTGTTTCAATGTATATTGGCGCTGCGCCTTTTAATTGTGCTGGAGCCACAGCAGTTAATAAAGAAGTAGATGCGACGTTAAAAGAAGATGCCTCAGTGTTGCCAAAAAAGATTTTTTTTACATTAATAAAGTTACTGCCATTTATTGTAACCGTGCCTCCCGGTAAAATGACTCTCGGAGTAAAATCTGTTATTACTGGTCTAAAATGAGAGAAGTCTTGTCTTAAAGAAAACTCTGATCTTACATAACCTTGAGCTTCAACTGAAGATCTTTTTGAAGACACAACTCCTGCAAAAGATAGAGTATCTAATGGTTGCGCTCCAGTTTGCAAAGAAACATAAAAAGAACAAGGTACTCCTGAATAAGGTAGTGACGTATTGAAATTATCTATTTCAAAAGAAAGCGTTTGAGATCTTTTTCCTAGATAAGCTCTTCCACTTTGATCAAAAGTAGAAGCTCCTTCTTTATTGTATTTTTCTACTTCTCTTTGGTATTGATAACTAAAATTACTAAAATTATATCCATTAGAATCAAATGGAACACCATCTAAATTACCAGATAGATAAAAATTTGAAAAGTTTAATGGAGTAATTTCTGGTTGATTAGTTGGAGTAACAGCAGAAAAAGAACCCTTCAAAGTTTCAAACACCTTAAGCTCAAGATCCACTTTAGCTAAAGAGTCTGGAGATCCTTTTAATGAATAGTTAGTAATGTATCCATTTTCGAAATAAAGACCGCAAAAATTACCAGAAATTCCTTGTTCTGAGTTCGCTCCTAATAAGTATTCTTTTACAAAATCTTTTCCTGTTAGGTAATATGAAATTGAAAAACTAGTATCAACAGTATTTTCTGAAGCATAACTGTATGAATTCTTTTTAAATTCTTCATTAAATACCGGAGATAACGAAGTGTCAAGAGACATGTTTACATTAGTGGCTAATATATCAACACCACTTAATTTAAATGTACAATTTTTATAGTTGAAAAACATTTAGAAGCTCCTTTTTAATGATATTTTATTTTTGACAAAATCATCAAGATTAATTGAAACGTCCGAAGAATCAATTTTAGCTCCTGATGTATTTAAAATCATAATAGACTGGTCTCCAAAAGTAGTTATATTAATCTTTGCATTTTCTGCTGTAGCTAAAGCAGTATTAGAAAAGTTCGAATTAGCATCTTCTAATGTGAAATTAAATGTTTCTTGTCCCGCAGATAGGTCAACCTGCCTTGGCCTTCTTTGCCCAACTGAATAAATTGGATTCCAATTTATAGACAAGTCATAAGCACAATCTAAAACATTATAAACCCCAGCAGCCCCTGACACTTTAGCATTCCATGAATGTGCTATTCCAGAACCGCTATTTAAATTATTAACAGCTAATTTGTTAGCTATAGAACCAGAAAGGTCAGAAAAGCTAGAAAAAGAAACAGATGCTTGGACTTTAGAATTCGGATTTATTGCTAACCCAAATCTAGAAGGGTAAAAAGAACCGGTAATACCAGCTATTACAACTTGAACTGGAATAATTGTTTCTGGGAAGCTATTAGCGAAGACCCCTGTTTTTACATAATCAAATGATTTATAAATAGGATCTGAAATATTCGGGAAATAAGTAAAATCTATATTTGTTTCATCTGCTTTAGTTTTTACTACCTGAGAAGAGTTTTGTCTACCGATTACATAAGTAGAGTTTATATTTCTAGAGATGCCAATAGATGCATTTTGAGCCAGAACTACTCCTGACCCAAAATGCGAATTAAAAACTACTTCACATTCATTAAAATATTTCATCCTTTTACCTTATTTCAAATACCCTCTGTACCTTACCGTTATACCTACAGGAGAATTTACACTAGCGGATAAGTCTTCGGAAAAATCAATAAAATAGCATAATGAGTTACCAAAATTAAAATTTACTGAATTTCCATTAAAATCTTTAGTATTAATGTAAAAATTACTTATATTTTTTAAATTGTAAGACAAGTCTGATAGTTTTTGTAATGAATAACTATCTTGAGTTATATTAAATTCACAACTTACCTCAAGAGGATAGATTGTTTTTACAGAAAATGGAGCAGAAGATCCTAGGTAATATGCGGGGCTTCTATTGGCGTTAATATTTAAATTGAATGAATTAACTCTGTTTGTCGTAAAATCTCCAATTCCTATATCTATCGTATTAGAATTAACTAAAGAAACCGCATTAGATTGGTTAAAAGAACCTGCGGAAGCTATTGATCCTGCATCATTATAAACTTCAAAATTAGCTCTTACTGTAGGGACTTCTCCGATTTGAGCCCCACAAGTGTAAGAAGTTAAGTAACCGCTTTGAAATCCAAACAATATATTAGAACTTGGGTTTGCTTTTTTAGTTACGAATCCATAAACTCCGACTTCTCCGGTATAAGCTAGGAAATCATTTGTTGTTGTTAATAAGCTGGTTACAGATAAAGAGCCAGCCTTTACTCCCTCTGGAGCATAAAAGCTGCTATTCATACCAAGATATTTGATATGTTGTACTGGCATTTGATAGGACGCTTGAATGTCCTGAACGCCATGAACTTGGGTTTGATTTAAGTAAAAATCCAAGTTCTGTTTATTTAGTCGAGATAATGCCATCTTATTTTAATATTTACACAAAAAAGTGTAATAATAAGTTGATAAAAGGTAAAAGGATATGTCTAGCTCTATTTTTAACATCAGCGCATGGAACCAATCTGCTGTATACAATAAGCATGATATTATTGTATATACAGATAATCGATATTATTATGCCAAAGAGGCGGTTCCAGCGAACAATCCACCTGTATATTCTAGCGTAATATCTAATTCTAATGCTTATTGGGGTGGTTACTATCAACATCCATTAGTAAAAAAAGACTATCCTTTTTTTATTTGGAAGCCTTCTTACCAAACTCAAGCTAGTTTTGATCCAAAAGTTAATGTTATTAAGTATGGAGATGGTTATGAAAAGAGAGTAAGCGATCAGATTAACTTTAATCTTCTTAACTTCGATCTCAACTTTGATGGATTAACTTTAGATGAATGCACTGCTATCCTTCATTTCTTAAGTGCAAGATCAGCTAAAACCGCTTTTATATATTACCCATCTGCTCCGTATTTAGTAGCAAGCACAGATGCTAAATTATTCGTATGCAGAAGGTGGAGTTCCTCTAATCCATTTTTCAATAATTTCTCTATAAAAGCAACATTTGAAGAAGTACCAGCATAATTTATGGCTACACAAGCAGAAATAAAAAACGCATCTTTAAAAGTAAACACGGAGTTCTTCTCTCTTGAGCCTTCCTCTATCATTTCTTTGTTTGAGGTAGACTTGACTGAAATTGGATTTGATACTTCGTCTCAATTTGTAATTAATATTAAAAACTTTCAAATAAATTTACCGGGAGCAGAACGTGGTGTTTTTGATTATCGCATAATTCGATTACATAATAATCTTAAGCTCGGAAGGAGCATTATCTATTGGAAGGGTAACGCTTATTTACCTGCTCCTATCGCTACAGAAGGATTTGAAACAGCTTCAAGAGGTGTATTTCCAAAACCAAAAGTACAGATTTCTTTTTCTGATGAAATGCTTGATGTGTTCAGCCTTTTTAGAGGTACAGTTGATTTTGGAGATTTAATTGGAGCAAAGTTTACAAGAATTAGGACTTTTGCAAAATTCCTTGATAGATCTAATTTCTATCAAAGTGACGGGGTTTCTGCGCTGTCTCCAGATAAACTGATTATTCCAGATGGGTTTGATCCAGATCCTAATTGTGAATTTCCTAGAGATATTTATTATTTTGATAGAAAATCTTCTGAAAATAAGGACAGTATTCAATTTGAATTATCAAGCGCAATAGATTTGGACAGAGCGAAACTACCAAAAAGAAGAGTCCTAAGCTATGTCTGCCCTTGGCAGTATAGAGGAGAAGGCTGTCTATATGAATACAAAACAAGATTGAACGAGGATACTCATGGCACTACTACGCCAATCCCAAATAAGAGCGATTCAACTGGAGACAAAGCACCAATTTGCGGCACAGAAGATGACCAAATAATTTCTAAGATGAGTGTTTTTTCTGGAACTACTATTTCCAATGATCCTACTCTTTGGACTTTATCAACTACTTACAAAAAAGGAAATGTAGTTTACATTACAAAAAAGAACATCAATTTTTATTTCATAGCAAAAACAAATGTACCTACGAATATCCCCCCACCAAATGGACAATATTGGATAGCTGATCAATGCTCTAAGAGCATAAAAGGATGCAAGATAAGATTTGGAGAAAATGCATTGCCATTCGGAGGATTCTATGGCGTTTCTAATTACAATAGAGGGGCGTTGTAATGGTTTCAGAAGAGATAAAAGCTAAAATAAAAGCACATGCATTAAAGGAAAATCCCGAAGAATGCTGCGGTCTTTTAGTTTTAGATAGGAAAAATGTATTAGACGCTTTTCCATGCCGCAATGTTGCTCAAGATAAAGAAAACGAATTTGTTGTATGTCAAATGGATTACTTAAAGGCGTCAATACATGGCAAAATAATCGGTATTTACCACTCTCATTGTATCCAAGATAACTCATTTTCAGAATTAGATAAGCAAATAAGCCATAAACTTAATTTAAAAAATATTGTTTACATACTTAAAAGAGACTCTTTCGAAGAGTATTCACCAGAAAATTACTATAACAAATACATTAATAAAGATTTTGTAATTGGTGAATCTGATTGTTTATCAATAGTGGAGAATTACTATAATCAAGAATTTGGAATTAAAATTTTCCACTACGAAAGAGGGGCAGATTGGGATAAAAACTACGAAGAACTTGTAAAGCACAAACTTGCAGAGTTTTGCGACTCACAAAATTTCGACAACTTCTTCGAAAAAGAAAACTTTATTAAAATTGAAGGTATAGAAAACGCTAAAAACCACGATATAATAGTATTTAAATATTTCGACAACTACCCTTCTCATTTTGGAATTTACCTTGGGCAAAGCTACATTTTACACCAACCAAGAAACAAAAAATCAGTCATTGAAAAACTAACCGGTGCAGAGAAAAGAAGAATATACTGCTTTGCAAGGAGCAAAGAACTATGCTAACGGAAGAGATTAAATTACAAATTATTAAACACGCAGATTCTTCTAATAATGAAGTTTGCGGATTTTTGGCATATACAGACGAAGGAATCGAAGTTCAGAAAAAAGAAAACCTCATTAATTCTGCCACTGAATTTATGATGAAAGTTGATGAGCAGTCTGATTACGCTGCTTATTATCATTCTCATATTGATTTTGACCAGATATCAGATGCCGACATGATTGTATCTGAAAGACTTGGACTTACCTGTATTGTTTACAATAAACAAAGTGGCACCTTTCATACTTATTCTCCTAATGGTTATAGGATTCAGTACGAAGGAAGACCTTTCCTTTTAGGTTTTGCAGACTGCTTTTGGTTAGTGAAAGATTATTTTTGTCATGATTTAAATATCCATCTTACACCAGAGCAAGAAGTATTGAAAGAGAATCTGAGTAAAGAACAATACGAATTAGCGATGGTTCAAAGATTTAGCAATGAAGCTGAAGTGTTAAGAACTAATGATTATTTAAAGACTTATTTTGAAATGAATGGGTTTAGACAAGTTTCTAATTTAAAGAAAAACGATGTCCTTATCATGAGGACAAAAGATTTTAATTTTCCCATTCACTGCGCTGTTTACCTTGGGGATGATACGATATTACACCATCCCGGCAATAATCTTTCCCTTACCGAAAAGCTTTCTAAGCAGCACAAAAAATGGGTAATTTACATAATGAGACATCACCTTTATGACTAGCATCACCTTACACGGAGAAATAGCAGAACAAGTAGGAAGAGAAAACTGGAATTTAAAAGTAAATTCCATAAAGGAAGCATTGCGAGCTATTCAAGTGCTTTCTAAAGGTAAGCTATTAAAATATCTAATAGGAGCAGCGGATAAAAGCGTAGAATACAAGGTGTTAGTTAACAAAAGAGAAATACTTAATGCAGAAACAATTAGTTTAGAAAAGCCAGAGTCTATACTTAATTCTGAACTAGTAATGATAAATGAAAAACTAGAGACTTTAGATATAGTCCCACTTATTAAAGGTGCTGGTGGTGGAGGTAATAGCACTACTAAAGGAGTGTTAGCTTTAGTGCTTGGAGTTTTATTAATAGCTTCGGGCATAGGAGCGGCAGGAGGAGTTACATTCCTTGGCATGGCAGGAGTTAAAGGAGGCTTGGGTGCAACCATATTATCTAGCGCACTAATTGGAGCGGGTCTTGGCCTAGCAGTAACAGGCGTTACTTTATTAATGATGTCTCCTCCAAAATTTGATGATTTTAGAAAAATCCAAGAAGATGGCAGCAAACCAAATTACTTATTTGACGGACCTTCTAACATTCTTGGAGAGGGCGGTCCAGTTCCAATTGGCTATGGCAGAATGATAATAGGATCTCAGACTGTCCAAATTTCCTTAAACAATGTTGAACTTGATACAAAGTCAACATCAGCAGACGTAAAAGACCAAATTAATAATATCTAAAAATGAACAATCTTGAAGATTTTAAATACATAAAAGGTTTTGGTGGTGGTGGAGCCGCTCAAGCTCCGACACCAACCCCTGCATATGAAGATACTGAGGGATTTCTATATGATGGTCTTACATATAATGTATATCAATTTGCAAAAGTAAAAGATCTTTTATCAGAGGGTCCAATTGGTGGTTTACTTGAAGGGCAATATTTATTTTCTGGTCAAGTTGGAGATTTAGGGTTTAAAAAAGTCACATATAATGAATACCCATCTATCGCAGGAGATGAAGGGGAGGTTAAGTATTTAAAATCAGTTCAATGGAATCAAACGCCCCTTTTAGATAGTCAAGATAAGTATAATTTTCAACAAATAAATATCCAAACAACAAATGGCACTCCTGTAGGAACCTCATCAGGAGGAGAATTTGACAACTCATCTTATATCCGTTCTATAGGCGAGAGACTAAGAGGACCAAACCAATTAGCTTCAATCGAAGAAGAAATACTTGATTATCAAAGGACTTACAGGATTCTAAATAGAGAATGCAAAAAAATGTCTCTCAATTTTAGAGTCTCATCTCTTTATGTTTCTTTAAAATATCAAGATCTAAAATTAATTAGCGAAAAGGTTTTAGTCATAGATGGAGTCACTAAAGCGAATATACCTTCAAGTACTTTTACTTTAAATCCTGAAGGTAGACAATTTGAACAAGGGCAAACAACATTAGATGCTGGAGTAGGATCTGTAATTCGCCATAGTTTTAAAATTAGAATAAGGATATCTCCAATTTATAAAGAAGGGTATAATGCCAATCTGCCAACTATTGATTTAATAACAAATAACCCTAAAGTAATCGATGACACTAAAGACCTAATAGTACCTGTAAATTCATTTCCTCAAGTATTTGAGATACAATCAAAAGGCAAAGTCACACAAGGGTATTCTAAGCAGATTATTTTTGACGCTTCTCTTAATTTTAATTCCTTAAGTGAAAACGATAATTGGCTAGGGTGGGATATATCAGTTTTAAAGATCACTCCAGAAGATACATATTCTTCAAGGGCTTCATTCGTAAGCTTAGAAAGTATTACTGAAATTTACTCTTCTTCTTTTAGATATACAAATTCTGCAATCGTCACTTCAAAATTTAACGCTGCATATTTTTCAAAAATTCCAGAAAGGTCTTATGATGTTAAACTCTTAAAAGTTAAAGTACCTTCTAACTATGATACCATAACAAAAACTTACGGTAATAATACTCCCCTTACAATATCAGAAACTAATTCATTTAAGAAAACAGACAAGGCGTTAACTCAAGATTTCTTTTTAGGAGAGAATAATTCATATACAAATTCTGACAATAATAATCCCCCAATTGTAGATGGATTAATAGCTCAATTCGATGCAAATGTTGCTACATCTTCAGGAGGAACTGTAAATAGTTGGAATAATACAGTTGCTGGATCAACTATTAAATGTATTTTAGGTGATGGTACTTACGTATCTCCAGTTGGCCCTAATTTTAAACCAACAAAAGGCTCAGGATTTTCTGAAACAAGCCCAAATGGAAGTTATGGAGTTTCATTTACAACTACTCAAAAAGTAAGATTCGTTTATCAAACTGAAGCTTCTCCATTATCTGATGCTAATAATAATTACACTGTATTTGTTGTATGTAAATGGCATTCTACTGCATTAAATACCGAAAGAAATAGAATCATTTCTTCAGATACTCTTCCTAATAGTTTTATTTTAGGATTTGACGCTAAATTTAATAATACTTTTACAATAGGAAGTCAAATGTATGGCGCAATGCCTATTAACTTTAATGAATTTAATCGTTCTAATTATTGGAATACTGCAAATGATCCTAACACTTACATAGTAGGAGCAAGCGTAAATAATTTAAAGGATGTAAACATATTTTGGCAAAATACCAATTATTTTGTAAGACCAATTAATGCGGTTGCTGTTCCTAAAGGATTAGCTATTAATTACACAAGCCCAAGCAAGTGTACTGTATTTGAAATCTTAGTCTACGATAAAGCTTTATCTAAATCAGATGGTATAAAGATAAGAAATTGGCTAAATAATAAATGGAATGTAATTAGAAACGATGTAAGCACCGTTACTTCTATTGATGGTTCATTCAATACTAATGTTCTTAATGTAACATCTTTAACAAATATAGAAATACCTTTTAAAACTTTGTGCGCGAATGGGCAAAGAACAAAAGCATATTCTTACGCTGGCGGCGACGAGCTTCAAGCACATTATTATGAATTTGATTTGATTCCTCAAAGATATTGGAATGGCTGGAAAACTCCATCTAAATTCAATCTTAGAGACCAAGGATTTAGTAGTTTCTATTGTGACTTTTTTATTAAATTAAAATCTGCTACTTCTTACAATGGTAGTTACAGCTTAATAAATAGAGAAAATCAATTTAATCTTTCAATGTTAGTTTCTGGAGAAAGCATTAGTTTGGTACTTAGAATCATTTCTCCAAATGATGGCAAAAAATATACAATAACTAAAGCCCTAGATTCAACAAAATATACTACTACTAAACTAAAAGGGAACTTCACAAGAATTAGTTTATACGTTTTACCCAAAGTAGTAAAACCTAATATCACTTTCGTAAAGGATGCATTTAAAGTAACAAATATAAATATCTCAGACAGAGCTTGGAAAAATGATTATATAACAGTTACAAGAGTTACGACTGATGAAGGGGAAAGAGCATTAGCTAAAGAATTAAAAGATTTTTCTTTGATAAATTCAATAAGCTTTAGAGAAGACACCTCTTATAATAGTTCAATAGATAACTTACCAGAGACTTGTTATAAGTATATATATTGTAATTTTGACTTCGCTACTGAAAAACATATCAACGCCCAAAAAGTCTTTGTTTATGTGCCCGCAATACGAAGAATATTAACTAAAGATTATTTTCCAGATATATTAAATGCCGAAATAGACGTTCTTGTTAATCTAGAAAAACAAATCCAATGCAATATAAATGTTGCCAATTATTCTAGTTACCAAACTCTTTGTGTCGGTTCGGAATACAGACCAACTACTCATGTATCATATACAAATGAAATAAAACAAAGGAATACCATATCCACTCTTTCTCAAGCAGCTTTGGATGCTTATAATAAATTAGAAGCTCATAAAACATTTGATGGATCTGCAAATTCAGTAAGTTTAAGTTCCTCATCAACAGAATTCAAAGTATTAATACCATTAGCCGCTGGGCAAATCTATGATGCGAGTAATACGAATACAAGGACTGGGCCTTTCATCCCATCTTATTTTATTACAAATAATAAGAACATAGAAATTTTCAAGGGCAATACTTTTGGAAGTAACTTTGAAGGATACGCTGATATTATAAGAGTAAATCAAATTGATTTTGATAGGATTTCTTTAGCTAAAGCTTTTGCAAGAAATCTTTTTTCAGAAGGTCTTTCTAGAAAGACAACTGTCTATGATGTAGCAGGAGTAGAACCTTATGCTTCTTCAAACGACTATTGGAATGGAGAATTTAAAGCAGAAAAAGAATGGACAGACAACCCAGCTTGGTGCTTCTACGATCTTTTAACGAACAAGAGATATGGAGTGGGAAATTATGTTTCTGAATCAGATGTAGATAAATGGTCTTTATATCAAATCGGTAAATATTGTGATGAACTTGTATCAGATGGTTTTGGTGGAGTAGAGCCAAGATTCTCTTGCAATGTTTATATTCAAACACAGGATGATGCTCTAAAAGTATTGTCTGATATGGCTTCTGTCTTTAGAGGAATGTTTTATTATTCAAATGGCTTTATTTATGCCATAAATGACATGCCAGAAGAGACTCCTATTTATTCATTTACTAATTCTAATGTTTCTGATGGTAATTTTAGTTATGAGTCTACTTCTTTAAAAGATAGAAACTCTGTAGTTTACATTAGATACATTGACAAAAATAATCTATATAAACCAGCAGTAGAATATGTAGAAAATATTGAAGCAGTAAGAAAATTTGGATTTAAAGAAACCGAATTGACGGCATTTGGTTGTACTAGTAGAGGACAAGCTCAAAGACTCGGTAGATGGCTATTAGCTTCTGAGTATAATGAAACTGAAACAGTTACATTCGAAGCAGGTCCAGAGTGTGTTTATTTAAAACCCGGAGATGTAATTAAAGTTTATGATTACAATAAAAAATACAAAACTGTAGGTGGCCGTTTAAATCTAATAAGTATTTCTGGTAATGCAAACGTAACGACTGGAACATTAACACTAGACAGAAAACTTGATTATAATTTTTCTGGTGGACAAAACTATAAGTTTACAATACTATCTCCTAAATACAATTTGGACCCAAGCTTCGATGGAGCAGTAAATAGTAATATTGATTACAATGAATACAGAAAACCACTAATCAATTCTTTCATAATTAATAGTGGCAATTTAATTACTGGTCAGTACTATGATTCAATTAGAATTACTGGATTGGCCCCAGTAATGGCTTCTGGTTTAAATGTAACAGGGTTAGCTTATTTTACTGGAGCTTCTGGAATGTCTCCAAAGTCTATAACTTGGGCTTTAGAAAATTCAGGTAATTTAAATGGTTCTACTGATAGTGATTACGATTTCTATAGAGTATTTAGAATTCAAGAATCCAACGAAGGAACTAATTATACTGTAATGGGTTCTCAGATGTATCACTTGAAATATACTCAAATAGAATCTGGATTAAACATCACTCCAGCAAAACCCCCAGCACCAGAAGCATCTGCTCCATCAAGAGCTTTATTTACTGTTGGAGTTTTGAATTCAAATGGGGGAGAAGACCAAAGCAAAGTAAAAGTTGATATTTTCTATGATTCTTCTATAAGAGACAACACTATTGGATTCAAAGTCTTTTACAAGACATTTTATGGAGCAGATTTTAGTCCAAATAGTTCTAGTGATTTTCAATTTGTATCAATTGACCTCTATGAATCATATGTTTCTATCATATTAGATAAGCAAAAAATTAAAGGGGCTATTAGAATATACGGCACAAATATTAACAACAATTCGCCTTTAACTTATGTTGAAGCTTTAAGTTCTAGTGACTCAAATAAAACTTTTGTGTCTCCAATTATTCCTATTACTTATAAAGATGTAAACACAAATTCTTCTGTCAGTTTAAATAATATCCCATATTTTTTTAATTCTCCAATAACGTTAACAAGAAGCCAATATTTTGCATCTTCAACACCTCCAGAAGAAGTTACATCAATCAAGCCTACTAATTCATTAACATTTAATATACCATTGCAATTTATAAAAAATCCAGATCAGTTTAACAACGCTGATTATCCTTATAAGATCGTAATAATTCCTGAAAAAGTAGAAACAAAAGAATCCTTCATTACTAACTATAGTAAATATCTAAATTCTACAAGCTGGGAAGACTATATAACCTTTGCAGAAGAGTCTAGTATTAATAACATATATTCTTACAAGACTTCAGATAATGCAGGTAAATATAGAAACTTTTCTCTAGCTATTGATAAGAGAACGTTTACAGAAGAAGGTTTAAAATCAACATCGGATGACTTCAAAAATATAGATGGATTTTTGCTAGTCACTTACGATAATCAAGATAGCACTACTAAAACAAATTTAAACGCAATCCTTCAAAACCCAAACGCGAGCTTCTCAATCGTAACATCTCAAGGGTCAAATAGATTAAAGTTTACTATTGAACAAACTTCAGCGAATTCTTTTATTAATCAATTTTATTTATTGTTAGTGCCTAAAGATTATACCTTCCAGTTTGGGGTTAATTCTATCAATCATAATGATGATGGCACACCATTTTCAATAAACGATTCAGAAGGACAAGAAATAAAAGATACTCATTTTATATCCATACCAAATAATAAATCAATATACAATTTCAATGATTTAAGCGACGATAACGGGAAAGGATTTGATTCCACCGAATACAATGCTTATTTAATAGCTGTAGACTCATTAATGTTTGCTTGGCAATTTAATTCTGAGCCTGATGCTATAAGGAATATTTTGGATTATTATTCTACGTTTATTGATAAAGATGGCAATATAGGAAAAATTTACGCTCAAATAAGTGACGTATTCGTTATAAGACAGAAAAAAACTGATGATCCTCTTTCTTTGGAATCTGTTTTAAAAAATGCCGACACAAGGTACTTGCATTTTTCAATCAATAAAACAATAATGATTGAAAATATTTTTAATATTAATATAAATAGTTCAAAATTTCCACACTACGCAATATCTAGACAAAGCGTAATTTACAAACCAACTTTAAATGCCAATCTAGCAGCAGGAGGAGAAGATGACAAAGTAGTGTCTACAGATCCAGATGGCACAATGGCTTATTATAAGCTTTCTTTGCAAAATAGAGATAATTTACCTAATGCCTCTATATCTCCAAAAATACCCACAGGCAAGAGAGCATATGTTTTAAACGGCAATAAGATTTTTACAAGAGCTTTGATTGCTGATAGCGCAGCGAATCCTCAACTTTTAGAAGGGGTAGAATCAGAA